AGCTGCAACACCTTGTATCTCATAGATTTGATGATCTCTACCTCTACTAAATACCGTCTTACTAAACACACTCTTCCAAGGCGATAGTCGTTTAACGTCCTTTTCACCAAATAGATTTTTGATACGATTGCAGATGTAAGGGATATCAAAGAACTCTGTATTCCAACCTGTGATAATGTCTGGACAGTTACCTTCCCAGAACAATAAAAAATCTTGAATTAGTTTACCCTCAGTATCACATTCCACATAGGTTACGTCATCACGAGTGTTATTGAACTTACCAACACCCCACACCATAATCTCTTTAGTGTAATGGTCTTTGAGTGTAATAGAAATGAGGGGGTCTACAGCTTTATGTGGGTCTGGGAAACCATTTTCACATTCTGTTTCAATGTCAATTGTAAAAATCTTTATATGTTTTGTATCCCATTTGATTGTGTCTGGAAATTCATCAGCAATATAACTGTATGCAAACATTGTTTGACCACAAGCCATTTCTGGTTGGTCTGGATACATTTCTATAAAAGCTTTACCTTCTTTTATAGAATTAAATATTTTAGGTGTAACATACCCACCCTTTAAAGTCTTGAAAGGTGTTGGCTTATTAGAATGTGCATATAGTGTAGGTTTATACTTAACTCTTCTAGGGTCTAATCTTTCACCATTTGCAACTTCACGGACAAGTAGACTGTTACCCCATTGGGATATGTTTGTATAGAAATTCATAATAGTAATATACCATAATATAGAGTTGTTGTCAAGGAGTTATCGAGATTCTTTCATAAAAGATGGTATTCCTAGTTTTCCAAACGTAGGTGTCTTTGTCTGAAAATCCATAACATGCTGTGCGTCTTGTCTATTCTTATGTGTGGATATAACACTATTCGTTTGAGTCTCTATAACACAATAACTTCTTTCATTGTCAGTCTTAGTCTTTGATACTTCTACTTTAAACTTTGAATTGGGTTTTTTCATATTTTTCAGCCTTTGATTTAATTCCGAAACTGGTCTGATCAAAGCCAGGTATATCTTTCTTTTGTCCATTATCGACTAACTCCTTCTGTGCATTATTTTCAACGTCATACAACCTCATCTTCGACCTATCAACCCCTATGACAAACCTCTTGTTTGCAGTAGGGTCATTATATCGGTTCTTTAGTTGTTTTACTAGTATCTGGTTTAGTCCATCCAATTCCTCATTACTAATGAGTGCAAACATGAAGTCTGCTGTGGCAGGTAAACCAAAACTTTCTGAAGTATCTTCTAGACCTACGTCTGAAGATACAAAGCCTGTACGAGTTGTCTGTGTTGCAGACATGAAGGGAACATTTGTTTCTACTGCTAATCCACGCAATTCTTCTGCAATTGCTTTTATATACATATAGGAATTAACATTCTGAGCGCCCTTGAATCTACTTGATGCACATATATTTAAATAATCAATAAATATGATATCTGGTTTAAACGATTTCTTAATCGCTAGTTCTTTAATCAAACCTCTGAAGTGAGAACTATTCGCACTTGCAGTAGGATATTCTTTTACGATAAGTTTACCAGATGTTTTCTTTGTAATCTTGGCAATCTTATCTTGAAACATTGTCTTTGGCAAATCATGTAAATCCTCCATAGAGATATTCATTAGATTTGCATCTATTCTTTCTGCAATCCTTTCTTCTGCCATCTCAAGAGTAATGTATAATACATTCTTACCTTGTGATAAACAGTTTGCAGCCACATGACACATGAACAAAGATTTTCCAACTCCTGTTCCTGCCAAACATATATTTAGGGTCTTTGGTGGTAGACCACCTTTTGTTATCCTGTTGAAGAATTCGAGGTCAAATGGTATCTTCTCTTCTACCTTGTGATAATAGTCAAAACGAGTCTCACTATCGTCTAGGTAATCATGTCCAACACTTGAATCAAAAGACACACCGAGTGCTTCTGTAAGTATTTCTGGTATGGCTTCTGGTGTTCGTTCTTTATCCTTACCATCTATAATCTTTATACCATCTACGATTGCATTGTAGATAGCCTTGTCTTTACAGAACTTCTCTGTTGTGTCCACTAACCACTCAAAATCCACGTCTAATGCTGGTTTAATTTCACCAGTAACTTCATCATATCCACTAAGTGATTTGATAAGAGCAACAACCTTCTTATGTTCTATATCTGTTAAGTCTTCCCTACCCTCTAACTCTATCTCTAGAATAGTCTTTGTAGGTATCTTATTGTATTTGTCAACAAACTTTGTTATCTCTTCAAAGACAACCTTTTCTTCCCTTACACCAAAATAACTTCCTTTGATAAATGGTAACACCTTACGTGCATACCTCTCGTTTGATATAAGATTACTAAGAGTTGTATTTTCAATCGTTTGATTCAAGTTTGCTATCCTTTTCATGTTGTTCGTCTATTATATCTACAAGTATATCACCTATAAGAGTAGACCATTCGTCATTCGTGTCAAACTGAGCTCGTGATAATCCATTGTTGTCTAGTATATCAAACTTAAACTTGAAAGGCATATTACCAGTATCAGTTTCTTCACCAATAGAAATTTCACCGTATTTGTATACGACTCCTGCAAATTTACCACCCTTGATACCTATACATGTTTGGTCTTCTTTATCTGCTGTTAGATATACATATTTATCTTTAATCGACATTATTGTGCCCTCAATGTAAAGTCTATCGCAAGTCTTTTCTTGTCTGATAGAATGTTATCTGCTCGGTGTGGTATTCTTGGGTCAAACAATAAGAAGTCGCCTGGTTCTAAAGGAAATGTTTCCCCACCATGTGTAAATCCACCACCATCTGTTGCACAATCCCAATCATTATTTAATACACCAAGTAGTTTGACAATCTTCGTGTCTTTCAGAGCATCATTCTCATGGTCGGTATGGGTATTGTCTTCTCTGTGCCTATCCTTAATAGATATACCACATGCTAACACCTCTAGAAGAAACGCTTTTGGTTCTTTCTCATAGATGTTAATAAGAAGACTCATTGCCATACCAGCCAATTGTGTATCCGTATTTTCCCCTCCAATGACATCAAGTTTTAGATGTTTTTTATCAAAGGGAGCTCCTGCTGGGTATTTCATATGCCACTTTTCACTCTGTTGTACTTGATACTTCATAAACTCTAGAAATAGTGGGGAACAACAATCGTTAATCGTCTTTATTATGGCCATACCTAAATTCCTTGTCAGAGGCAACCTCTAGTTTATCCATAATGTCTTTTGTGAAATACTTCTCTGGGTCATTCAATATAGACTTACCATACTGTTTAGTCCCATCAGGCATCTCATATCGTGTAGATACTTTCTTAAAGATTTCATACTTCTCTGCAAGTTCTAGTAGTCCGTAGTATTTGTCTAATCCTTTATCATAGGTCAGACGCACATCAACCATTTTGTTCTCTATGGTCAGACGACTCTTATGATTCTTACAATGTACAATGTTACCAACAACCTCTGTACCATCTTTCTCTTTCTTCTTAGATAGGAAGATAATAGAGGAAGCTGCATATTTCAATCCAGAACCACCACCCATTTCTTTGGTAGGGAACATAGAACCCATAGAGTCATATGTATGATTGGTCACCACCATAGGAACTTTTGCTTTACCAAGTTTTAAAGTCAACACTCTAAATGCAGCCTTCAATACTTGAGCACGAGTCATATCTCTGGTTTCTTTACCATCACTTGTATCCTCTACTTCTTTGGTAGTAGATAACATACCTAATGAGTCTAGACATAGGAATAATGGTTTTCTTATGGATACGTCTTGTTCCATGTATTTGTCTAGTATCTTTAAAGCCTGTGTACGAAACTCTTGTACTGTTGTAACTGGTACAATCACCATTCTGTCTGGGTCAATACCTCTGTCTGTTACCATGTTCTTTGTAATGGCACTTTCACTCTCAAAGTATACAACACCAGCATCTGGATTTTTGTCAAGGAAGTTCTTTACAATACCCATAAGGAAGTACGTCTTACCTGTGGCACTTTCTCCTGCTATCGCAGTAATCTTATTTGCTGGTAAACCACCATGAATACTACCACTCAATAGAGCATTGAATATGTATGAACCAGTATCTATGAAACTTTCCACATCACCTGCTTCTACACCATCTGATACCAGAGCTGCATACTCATTACCAGTTGTCTTGATTATGTCTTTTAAAAAACTATTACTCATTCAATACTCCCATTATTTTTCACTCTGTCAGTTACTTGTTTGTCAATCAACCATTCATCATAAGAGGAATAGTCGTGTTTTTTTGGGTCTAGAATATAATCTATCTTAGACTCCATTCTAGTTAATCTGTCTAGTACTTCATCTTGTCTTGGTGTTCGCATCAATGTATTCTCCCTTTTGTGTATAGTATCATATTATAAATGTTTTGTCAAGGTATTAGTGTCCTGGCCCTAAATTAGTATTATATTTTATAGATTTATATTCTTCATCATAGGGATTGTAATATACAACCACAAAAGCCTTACATGAAGGACAACTAAGATTAGTCATCAATTTGTGGTCTTCATCATCTTCTAGGTCGGTATCTCCACCCCATATCAGTTGTGTGCTACAATTCCAACAGTTCATTATACATACACCATTTTATTTTTAATCATTTAATGTTTTCCCCTTTGATGCTTCATCTATCATTTGTTGTGTTGTGTATA